CTATTGTGAATCATTAGTACAAAAAGATTAGAGATAAAACTCATATCAATATTAATCATTAGTATCGCCGCTCCTAGAGCTGCGTATCTACTTGATCATATGTAATATGTGCTTTATCGCTAATCTTTTATTTGATTAGACAATAAAATGCGAGAAAACATTCAGAACTATTTCGTTAGTTCTAGCCTATAGTATAGAAATCCACGTGGGCGGTTTGCTGCCCTGCACGAGTTATTTTCAAGAGGTTCACCCCGAACTAGTCGAGTGGCTTCAGCCATCCTCACCGCCTTCTGAGAAAGACGTTAAGCAGATCTTCTTATACTGACCCCGATCAATTACAATCACGGAAAGAAAGCATCTAAGGCCTCCCAGCAATACCGATCAAAGTATTGCTTCGAGGAGCTCAATATCAAAGCGCTGGAGAAATATTAATTACCTCACTCGCTTTAAGTACACATAAAGAGCTCCCTATAAAGGATAACTTACATGTGATGATTAATCTCTATAATTGATCTTAACCGGTTGATACCCGTCTGATATCTATTCATCAGACCGCCATGTATCACGTAGGCTCTTAGCAACGTTCAACTTTATTTCACAAGGAAGACCTCCATTTAAAAGTTTAAATCTTTTAAAGAAGTCTTTCTTGGACAAAACCAAATTCTTTATCCCATCCCGTAAATTGTTGTCCATTCTTGAGACACATCGACCCGCCTTTTTAAGCTGGCGAATGTAATTGGCTTCAAGAATTGAGTCCTTACAGTTACCCCTTTTGGTGACAAGAAACTCTTTCGAGCGTTTGTGACCTTCGGTTGTATCCGTTTGAACCCTTTTCTGAAGTCTTTCTTCAATGGTCCAAGAGTTCTCACCACCTTCTTGGGTGTATGAGGAATACTCTTGACAATTTGGGTTAACAAGAAATGACATTGTGAGGGAAGGACATTCATAGAATTCCTGTTCTTCGCTGGTTGTTTGTTGTTGGCACTCTGCATCAACTACGCTTGGTTTAATAAGTTTAATTTCGTTTTGTTCAAGTATTTGTTTGAGATAATTTTGAGATAGCTCCTGAGCTACCTGATCCTCTTTCACATCGGAAAGATCTTTATAGTCTTTAAGTTGATTAATTGCCACCATAAGTTGGTTTAATGTCGGCTGAGGTCCAAAGGGAAGATCAAGACCTCCAAAAAGACGAGGGAGACGCCAAGGGCGCTTACTCTTCTTAAGACGGGGTGTCATGTGATCTTCAAAGACCTCATAACATCGAGCCTTTTCCTCTTCATCCGCAACACGAATACATTCCGCCAATTGATCACAAGTAGCAGAAATCGTACCCTTTCCCCCTAGGACCTTCGCCTGACCCTTCAAGAGTCCTGCGTTGACACAGAATAGTTCCTTAAAGTTATCAACTTCAAAAAAATATTCTCCTAGAGAGGTGTGTTCCCCATAATAATTCGTTGAATTAATGTTAACAAAATGGCTAGAGCAATAGTTCTTACCCGGCGAAAGTGCAAGACCAGCCGATCCACATACGTGAGACCACCAGTAATAATGCACTCGGTTTGATGTAAAAGAAACATCATCACCGTTGAAGAGAGGACGATACATCTTAATAACGTATCGCCATGATAAAGACTTCTCTTCATAAACTTCTGCTGAAACCCATAACATAGCTGCATTTACTATGTTGAGAACAGGGAATGAAGTAGGAGAGCCCATAAGCTGACCCCAATCTTGTTCGACCTTCCTTTGATATTCAGGAATATCGTCGACAAATTTTTCTGGCAATTCTGGATAGTGGATCGTATGTGATCCTAAAGTTAATTCTAATGTTCGTATCCAGACCTTTGAAAAGATATTCTCTTCATCTAAAGTTTCAATAAATGCTTTAGGGAGAATAGGATGCATATTATCTGTGGCATTCTTAAAGTCGCCAGCTACAAAAAAGGTTCTAAGATGAGTGCTTTTAGCACCAATAGTATTGAAATTGTCATCACCAATAAGATGATGATCAAAATACTCCTCAGTACAGAATAATGTTTTTTTATAAACATCCTGTATATCCTCTACATTATGGCGCTTTCCAATAAATCGGAAAGGACCTGATGTATTTTTGAGTTTTCCCCAAAGTATAGGTTGTATTAAACGACCCATATGGTAAACTTCGGCGTTAGCCATAGTTACCCCACGTACTTTGAACGGTTCAAGAATTCTAGAATAACTGCATTCTAAACGTTCTGTTGTAAGAACACTTTGTCTACACTTATTCAAAACTTCTTGGACACTAAACCCAAAAGAAAATACAGGAATATCCTGAGGACCTAAGTCATGGGCGACTGATAAGTCGGCAAAATGACTGATCTTAGTGAAGTCTGAAAACTCTTTTTGATAATTACAATTAAATTCTGAGTAGACTCCAGCAAAATAACCTTGAGCACCGTAATCGACACTCTTATTTTCGTAGCAAGCGCCATAAGAAGGACAGCGCCATAATGGTATTTCCTCGTCAAGATTCTTTGTCCCATAAATAATTTTAGTCAGTTCTTTGACTTTATCACGCACCAGAGGTAAGAACTCCCGAGAATGAATATTCTCTTTATAGCCCTTCCCAATCATATTTTGTTGATGGTCGAAGATCGCTTTGTACTGTTTCTTCTCAGAAATAGCATCTGCGGCGCGCTTAGCGTTCTGTAGAGACATTGCGAATTGGAGTTTCTTACGATGTGATATATGATCAGAATCAAAATACCTACGTATCCAACCGCCTATAACGACTCCAGGAACCTCATCTTCATATAGATCAGGAAGAGATGGTGGTGTACTAGGAGGACATAAAGAACAAACCAGATAGCCAGTATGAAATTTATACCTTTCTTCTAGTTTATCGAGGAGAGAGAAGATTGTGTAACGATCTATAAAGTTATACATTGATTTTTCGCTAGGACATCTTCCCAATTGAACAAAACAAGAGTCTAGGACCCCTGTAGTTAATGCCTGTACCCTTGAAAAGGCATCGGCAAAGAATGTAGAAAGAGCATCTTTCTTCTGCTTCTTTCCTTGGTTTTTAAGTTGAGTTCTCTCATTAGAAAGTTTATCTATGATTACAGAAATCTGATCAGATAAAATGAGAGGGAGCTTTTGCTTAATAAGGATTACCTTAATATTCTCAGAACATATATTAAGCGACTCTGCTGCCAAGGAGTCTGGTACAATAGTGCTTTTCAGCTTGCTAATGTAGTTGGAACAATGTGCTTTGTACTGGATACGATCGTGTTCCAT